CATGTAAATTGGTCTGCAACAACTTTCACATATGGGGCTGTTTCGACAGCGACATCCTGTGATATCCCTTTCAAGGATTCGCCATGGCCGTCATTGCATCATTAGCCGCCTCGATCTTGGCGGCGTCAAGACGGTCAACAGCGGAGCCAAGCGCCTCAAACTCTTTACGCGCTGCCTTCAACCCTGCCGCGCCCTGGTCAAGCATGTTGACCATAGCCACGCCCTCGGAATCGAACAGCTTGAACGCCAACCGCACGCGGTCTGCGGGATTCTTCACATCCGCCAACGCATCAGCGACAATGTATAGCTGTTCTTCAAGGCCCGAACCGGCCATCGCTTTCGCGTCAAGCCCAAGTTCCTTAAGCGCCCCTTGCGCTTCACCCATCCCGTAAGCGGCCTCGGACAACCGGCGCGTCATACGTTGAAGCGCCATGTCCATCGTAGAACTCTCAAGCCCAGCTTTGTTTGCTGCGAACCGGAACGCGCCAAGCGCCTGCGTTGTCAATCCTAGCTTGTCCGCGGTTTTCGCGAGCACGTCTATCTCGCGGTACGACTCTTTCACGAATTCTTTGAACCGCGATACGATAGCCGTTAATCCCGACGCGGCCGCGAACGATGCGAATGCGCCTGTCAACATCGTCATCTTGCTAGAGACGTTACGGATGGTTTTACTGAACTCGCTTACCGGCTTTCGTGCAGCATTCATCTTCTTCGTGAACTTGCTGGAGTTCACCGTCAACTGCACGGATAAGTTAGCAATGTTAGCCATGTCTCTTCTTACTCCGGCTCTCGTATGCCAGCTTCGCCATCTTCAGCCTATGCCACTGTTCCTCAAACGACTGCGCCCGTCGAGGTGGCTTGTCGAATTCGGGCATAAAGTCCGACGCGGAGAACGCTTTCGGATGCGCTTTACGGTCTCGATTGATGTTCGCTAACAGAGACATCAACATCGCTATCCTCACGTCGCCGCGCCAGTCCCCGAACGGTTCCAGTTCCGCGAATGCTTGCCATTCAGTAAACTCGCGTGCGGACATTTCACGTTTGGCCCGGGCAACCGACATGCCCAACGCAAGGGCTAGTCTGTACCAGAATCGGTGCTCGGGCCTTCGTCGAAATCCGCCTTAGCCTCTGCAACGGCGTCGGCGCCCATCCGGTTCAGTTCAAGGCCCTTGTCGAGTATCCTGTCAAGGGCCGCCGCGTTTTTCTTGCCAAGCGCTTCGATATCCGATTCTGTGAACAAGGGATTCCCATCCTCGTCACATACCACCATGGCCGCATACCGCGCCCGGAAGTTCGGGATACGGCGGCGGTCGCCCGTTTTCGGGTCAACGCCGCGCATCTCGAAGGCGTCGCGTTCGTCAGCGCCTACAACACGGATGTATACCGAACCGTCCCATTCCGGGATATCCAGTAACTCAATCCGCCTATCGTTCCGGCCAAGAATCTGCTCTCTGGTCAAAGGGGTACTGTCCACCATATTAATCTCCGCAATGTGTTTGGTCATTAACCACTTGACATCGTGACGGCGCCACAGACTTTCAGCGCCATGCTCGCGGTCATACGGTCATCCTGGTCCGTGGCGCTCACGGAATACCCTGAACAACCGCACGTGGCCGCCCACGTGTAGCTGTTTGGCCACGTGATAGTAACGGTCTCTGTCGCGCCGTCAATCGGCGGGTCGTCGTCACCGTCGAACTCGAATTCGACTGTGATGTCTCCGCCTTCCACGAGGTCCGCCATGTCGTATGTGTGGTATCCGCCTGTGGTCCCGAGATGGCTCGTTTTGTACGATGCCCGCGTCAGATCCGGCCCGCTGATACTCAACAGGTTCGCGCTGAACGAGCTAGTACCAAACGCAATAGTGGTTCCGTGTGGTGTGTCTGCCATTGTCTACCTCTCCTATGTGCTCGGCGCACTTTCCTCGCATACCAGAGTCCAGTCTTGTCGCGCCCGCCAAACGCCTATTTCTTCGCCGCTCTGCGGTTCGTCGTATTCGGTTGCGTCATCCTGGAGTAGGATGCTTTTCACAACCACGTTGCCTTCACCCGATACGGCCACGGTGCCGCTATACCCGTCCAACGCTAGGCGGGACAGTTCTGCAATGTTCACAATTTCGTTGTACCCGGTGCTGTACCAGTCGAGTTGAATTTGCGCGCGCATCAGTCCAGACACTTTCCGGTCACTCGTGTTGAGATGGTGCATATGTGTGCCCGTGATGCGCTGGTAGATTCCAATCGGCAACGACTGCCCTTGCGCGCCGGAATGCGGATGAATGCGCGTAGACACAAGGTCTGTCAATCCTGTGCTTGTGAGCAACACAGTCCGCATAGCCATCTCTGCCGACGCGCTCATTACCCTGCCTTCGTTGGTTGTTTCGACATGGCCATTTTCTCTATACGCGCTTTCAGTTCTTTGTGGTAGATGCCCATAATTGTTCCGCGATTCTCTTCAAGCGCGCGCCTGATAAACGGATGCGCTTTCGTTCCCGGATGCTTAACGATTGCCCCGAGTATTGTTCCGCGCTTCCCAGTGTCCGGATCCTCAACAAGTATCGGCCACTTCTTTGCAGAAATCACATGCGCCTTGGTGCCGTACTCTACAAGATGTGCCGTGAACCGAGGCCTGTGCCCGGTTGCCGGGTCAACGTAATTCGAGCGCGGCCCTACAAGCCCAACGACATAGCCCGTTGACCAGTACGCTTTGATTTTGCGCCCGATGCTTTTCGATAAAGCCTTATTCTTGCCAACCTGCTTTGCATACTTCTTCGCGCTACGCGATACCGGGGTCAGCGCTTTGCTCACAGCCCCTCGCACCACCTTATGGAATTCGCGTGATGCAAGACGTGCAAGCGCCTTGTCCAGTTCGCGGTCTCCGTCTAACTGGATGCCCGTTGCCTGTGGGCCTTTGCCTATGCCGCGGCCTTTGAATGGATTACTGCCTAGTTTCATTACACACCCTTCTCCCTGCAATACAGTTCAAGCATGATGTCCCGTTCGTCGCGCTTTATGATGGACTCCACTTCAAACGTCCGTGAACCGAACACGACACGGTATGATGAATCAATTCCGCTGATATACCGCACCGTCACAAGATGCGACACTTCGCCGCTGACAGCCTGTGCGTATTCCAGCGCGCGCCCTTGCAACGGCTCTATGCTGGCCCATACCGCCTCCGCGCTCCCGGTACTGTTGACCACAGACACCTCGCCGCTCGCCGCTGATGTGCTCTCCGCCGTAGGCATGAGATAGATTCTGTGTCTCAACTTACCGGCTCTCATCCAATCAACCCCATACCGCTGTGTTCGATGTTGATAAGCGCTTCAACCGCCATCGGAACTTCTGACACTATGGTGCCAGTAATGATGTGTTCGCGGTTCTCAAACCAGTGAGCCACAAGCATCAGGATAGCTTGCTTCGTTGAATCGGGAATGTCCGCAGTGTCCGCGTACCCGCCGACATACGTCACGGTCACGGCGTTCATGCGGAGATAGGTTGATGGCCAGGCATACCCGTAGTTCAGTTTGATGCGGCCCGGTTCATTGCTCGTGTCGGCCTGGTAATACGACGAACTCAACGTCTGTTCTGAGTCGGTATCGTCGTAGTACGTGATGGACGTGACGGACACAAGCGGCGGATACGGGATGATGATCTCGCCTTCCGGAAACGCATCAAAGTACCGATACCGAGTCTCGTAAATCAGTTGGCGCCGTTGCCGTTCCTCGACAAACTCGCGCGCGGCCGTGATGAGGCTACCGATATAGGTATTCTCATCATCGCTGTCAACGCGCATGTGTGTCTTGGCTTCGGCCAATGTAACCGGTTCAGTTCCGCCTGATGCTGCCGTTGCTGTAAAATCGTTTCCCATCAGTCTGCCACCGCCGTAAACTCTTCACCTTGGATTGAGTTGTACCCGGCCTTCTGCATCCATAGGTAATACGTGTTGCCCTCGTCCAGCATGAATGTCGCCTGTCCGTTATCGTCGGTCTGCAACGTGCCTGCCACGACGTTCCCGCCGCCGCTATCGGTTGAAATCCACACG